ATCCGCTGGGGGCTGTCCGTCAAGACCCTACGCCGCTGGCGCCAGGAACAGATCGGCCCGATCTTTTGCAAGCTCGGTGCGAGCGTCCGGTACCAGATCTCTGCCATCGAGCAATACGAGCGCCAAGTAGCCCGGTTCTCGACCTCTGCTCGCGCATACCAGTGAGGAGGCCGACGATGACTGATCTGACCGTATTCCCCGCCGACATCGCCGAGATGTCCATCGCCCAACTGGCTAGCCTGCCTGCCCAGCAACTTTACGAAATTGACACCAACCTCGACCAGGCCATCGACTGGCTCAAGACTGCACGCACCAAGGTGGACACCGCCCTGGAGCAGCGCTTCGGCGCCCAAGGTCGTGAAGCCCTGCGTGACACCGGACGCGACTTCGGCACTGCCCACCTGAAGGCCGATGGCCTGCACGTGAAGTTCGAGTTGCCAAAGAAAGTGTCCTGGGACCAGAAGAAGCTCAAGGCCATCGCCGAACGCATCGTCGCCTCGGGCGAAGCCGTCGAGAGCTACCTAGACGTAAAGCTGGCGGTACCCGAGTCCCGTTACACCAACTGGCCACCGGCCCTGCAGCAGCAGTTTGCCGATGCCCGCACGGTGGAGGCTGGCAAGCCGACCTTTGAGCTGTCTTCGGACCAGGAGGGCTGACCATGAACCAGCAACTTGTCCCCTTTGATTTTGAAGGCCGCCCTGTCCGTGTTGTGACGGATTCGCAGGGTGAGCCATGGTTCGTGGCGGCTGACGTCTGCCGCGTGTTGGAAATCTCCAAGCCCGAAAACGCATACGGTCGCCTCGACGACGATGAAAGGGATACCCGCACAGTGGGTACCCTTGGTGGCCCCCAGGACATGGTGGTGATCAACGAGTCTGGCCTTTACAGCCTGATTTTGACCAGCCGCAAGACCGAAGCCAAACCCTTCAAACGCTGGGTCACGCACGAGGTATTGCCGTCGATCCGCAAGACCGGCAGCTACGCTGTTCCCGGTGTCATTGCCAGCCTGCCAGCACCTACCCAGGACCGTGTCACCGCGCTGCTTCTGATTGGCGAAGCCGTGGCCAAAGTGCCCGGGGTGAAGGCCGGCATCGCCATGGCGGCCACGCTCACCTGCATCCAAGAAAACACTGGCCTCGCCGTCGAGACCCTGCGTCGGACACTGCCATCCGCCAACGAGCCCATCTGTGCGCTCAACGCCACCCAGCTCGGAAAACTCGCTGGCTTGTCCGCCAAGACCACCAACCTGCGTCTGGCCGCCCTGGGTCTGCAGTACCGCAATGATCGCGACGAGTGGGAGTTGACCGAAGCAGGGGAAGCTTGGGCGGAGGCCATGCCGTATTCCCGAAACGGCCACAGCGGTTACCAGATCCTCTGGAATCCGGCGGTGGCTGAACAGTTGCGGGAGGTGGCGTGATGGCACTTCCAATCATCAGCGCTTCGCAGCGATTGGCAGAAAAGAAAGGCGTCAAGCTGGTGCTGCTCGGTAAGTCCGGCATTGGCAAAACCACCCAGCTCAAGACCCTGCCCGAGGACAGCACGCTGTTCGTGGACCTGGAGGCGGGCGATCTCGCGGTCAAGGACTGGCATGGCGACTGTGTACGCCCCGCCACCTGGCCCGAGTTCCGCGACCTGGTGGTCTTCCTGGCTGGCCCCAACCCAGCACTGCCCGCAGAGGCCCCGTACTCGCAGGCTCACTTCGACCATGTGTGTGAACGCTATGGCGACCCGTCCCAACTGGCCAAGTACGACACCTACTTCGTCGACAGCATCACGGTGCTGGCACGCCTGGCGCTGATCTGGGCCAAGGTCCAGCCGCAGGCCCTCTCCGAGCGCACCGGCAAGCCCGACACCCGAGGGGCTTATGGCCTGCTGGGCCAGGAGATGCTGACCGCACTGACCCACCTGCAGCATGCCCGGGGCAAGCACGTCGTGTTCGTCTCCATCCTCGACGAGAAGCTCGACGACTTCAACCGCAAGGTGTTCGTCCCGCAGATCGAGGGCTCCAAAACCGCAGCCGAACTGCCGGGCATCGTCGACGAGGTGGTGACCCTGGCCGAGATCAAGGCTGAGGACGGTAGCAGCTACCGCGCCTTCATCACCCACACGCTCAACCCCTACGGCTACCCCGCCAAGGACCGATCCGGTCAGCTTGATCTGCAGGAGCCACCGAACCTGCGCGCCCTCATCGACAAGTGCGCCGCTGCAACGCGTATGCCCTCTGGCAATTCCACATCCCAAACACCCAAGGAGTAATTCATGTCCAACTGGTCCGATTTCAACGACGCCGAACAACAGCAATCCTTCGATCTGATCCCCAAGGGCACGGTCGCCAAAGTCCGCATGACCGTGAAACCCGGCGGGTACGACGACCCGAGCCAAGGCTGGCTGGGTGGTTACGCCACCCAGAGCTTTGAGACCGGCAGCATCTTCCTGGCCTGCGAATTCGTCGTGCTCGAAGGTGAATACGCCCGCCGCAAGCTGTGGTCCAACATTGGGCTGTACAGCAGCAAGGGGCCCACCTGGGGCAACATGGGTCGCACCTTTGTGCGGGCAGCCCTGAACTCGGCGCGCAACGTCCACCCTGACGACAACACGCCCCAGGCTGCAGCGGCCCGCCGCATCCAGGGCTTTCATGAGCTGGACGGTCTGGAGTTCGTCGCCCGCATCGACATCGAGAAAGACGGTCGCGGCGAAGCGAAGAACGTGGTCAAGATGGCTGTGGAGCCAGGTGAGCCTGAATACGCGCCCACGATGGCTGGCGCAGGCTTCATCCCCAACCGTACGGCAGGGGCACCGGTGGCAACCCCAACCGCAGCCCCGCCCGTATCCCCGACCGCAGTCACAACCGCAGCCGCGCCGGCAGCGGCCCAACGCCCTGCCGTGTCCGGCAAGCCCGCCTGGGCGCAGTGAGGGAGGGCAATGAAATGCTGGGTCTGCTCAAGACAGGCCCGGGGGTACGGCCATACCGACAACCGGCATGGCATCGGCCACCCCCGGCGCTATCCCATCGACTGGGTCTTCTGTTCCCGCCGTTGCCAGGACGCTTTCCATCGCATGTACGGCAGCTGGGTGGATGCCCAGAAGTTCGGCAAGGAGGTCGAGATGATCGACGCTTCTGACATCGAACGCGCGGCCATGCGCCAGTGCCTCAAGGCCTTCGGTGAGGCCGCTGGCGAGATCGGCTTTGCCAAGCCGCTGGGTAATTACTCCGAGTCCGAGGCTCTGCGAGTGATCGACGCCATCGTGACTGGTTACACGGATGCCATGGCGGCGCACCACGAAGCCAGCAAGTTCCCTCCGGTGCGCGGCATGCCACCGACGCCGGATCCACTCGCGCACCCGTTTGCCGATCTGGAGGACGACTTTCCGTGGGACGAGCCGAAGGGGAAGAAGACATGATCGACTTCAACTCTTCGGCCAGTGTCTCTGGCCAGCTCACGGCCCTGGTGGATGCCGGGATGCAGCGTGCCCGGGCTTCCGAGTCAGGTCGGGATTACCTTGGCGCGTCACGTCTGGGTGTGGCTTGCGAGCGCGCGCTGCAATACGAATTCGCCAAGGCGCCCATCGACAGTGGCCGTCGCCTGGAGGGGCGCATGCTGCGCATCTTCGAGCGTGGCCATGTGATGGAGGATTGCATGGTTGCCTGGCTGCGCGCAGCCGGGTTTGACCTTCGCACCCGAAAGGCCGACGGCGAACAGTTTGGCTTTTCGGCGGCTGACGGGCGGCTCAAGGGTCACGTCGATGGCGTGATCGTTGCCGGTCCCGAGGGTTTTGCATATCCCGCCTTGTGGGAGAACAAGTGCCTGGGCAACAAGTCCTGGCGCGACCTCGACAAACACAAGCTGGCTGTCTCCAAGCCCGTCTACGCGGCGCAAGTCGCGATCTACCAAGCCTATCTCGAACTGCACGAGCATCCGGCCATCTTCACGGCGATCAACGCCGACACCATGGAGATCTACACCGAGCTCGTGCCCTTTGATCCTGCGCTGGCGCAGCGGATGTCGGATCGGGCCGTCAAGGTCATCACCGCCACCCAGGCCGGGGAGCTGCTGCCGCGCAGCTACAACGACTCGACCCATTTCGAATGCCGCATGTGCGCCTGGCAGGACCGCTGCTGGAGGAATCACACATGAACGACCACAACACCCCACAACCCGAACCCATGGTGGATGCCAAGCAGGCCGCCGCTGCATTGCGCTTGCCGTATTACTGGTTTGCTGACCCCGCGATGCGTCAACGCTATCGCATCCCCCACTATCAGATCGGTGCTCTGATTCGCTACCGCCTCAGCGAGCTCTCCATCTGGATGGCAAACAGCCATCTGAATCAGGATGGAGCCAGTGAAACGGTCGAGGAGGCTCAATGATCGATTTCAACGACATTGAGAACCCTGCGTCTGCCAGTCACGAAACCACGCGTGAACAGGTCCGTAGCGAGCTGTTGACCCGGCTCGAATCAGTGCTGATGGGCCTGTTCCCCGCAGGCAAAGTCAAGCGCGGCAAGTTCCTGGTCGGTGACATCTTGGGTAGCCCGGGCGACAGCCTGGAAGTCGTTCTCGCTGGTGAGAAGGCGGGCCTTTGGACTGACCGCGCCGATGACTCTGGTGGCGACATCTTCGACCTGATCGGCGGCCACTTCGGCATCGACGTCCATGGTGATTTCAGTGCAGTGCTCGCCCGCTGCGCCGACCTCATGGGACGCGCGGCAACAACCCCGCGCAAGTCCAAAAAAGACGTGCCCGTCGATGAACTGGGTCCGGCCACCGCCAAATGGGACTACCTCGATGGCGAAGGCAAGCTGATCGCCGTCGTCTACCGCTACGACCCGCCCGGTGGCAAGAAAGTGTTCCGGCCCTGGGATGCCAAGCGTCGCAAGATGGCGCCGCCCGAGCCTCGGCCGCTCTACAACCAGCCTGGCATGCGGGCGGTCGACACTGTCCTCCTGGTCGAGGGTGAAAAGTCTGCCCAGTCCCTGATCGACACCGGCATTTGCGCCACCACGGCCATGCACGGAGCCAATGCGCCGATCGAGAAGACCGACTGGTCACCCCTGGCCGGCAAGGTCGTGCTGATCTGGCCGGACAAGGACAAGCCCGGCTGGGAATACGCAGACCGTGCCTCGCAGGCGATCCTGATGGCCGGGGCCCGCACTTGCCACATCCTGTATCCGCCAGAAGACGCACCAGAAGGCTGGGATGCTGCAGACGCCCGTGCGGAAGGCTTCGATGTGGCCGGCTTCATCGCTCACGGTCCGCGCATGCAAATGCACCTGGTCGATGACGATCCGGACACCTTGGCCAACGCGGTCGGACCGGAAGAGGCGGTCTGGGGCACGGAGGATGCGCTGGCGCTGTCCTTCACCCGCCGGTATCACAAGGACTGGCGCTATGTGGCCGGCTGGGGCAAGTGGCTGGTCTGGGATGGTCAGCGCTGGCGCTCGGAAGACACGCTCGCTGCCACCGACCTGATCCGTCATGTGTGTCGGCACGCCTCGCTCAACACCCGCAACCCGCGCATCGCCTCCAAGCTGGCTGCGTCCAGCACGGTGGGCGGTGTCGAGCGTTTGGCACGGGCCGATCGCAGGCATGCTGCCACCACCGAGGAGTGGGACGCCGATCCCTGGCTGCTCAACACCCCGGGTGGCGTGGTCGATCTGCGCAGTGGCCGTCTGCGCCCGCATGAGCGTGCCGACCGCATGACCAAGATCACCACGGCCACACCCCGTGGCGAATGCCTGCAGTGGCGAGCGTTCCTTGATGACGTGACAGGCGGTGACCAGAACCTGCAGGACTACTTGCAGCGCATGGTGGGTTACGCATTGACGGGCTCCACGCGTGAGCACGCGCTTTTCTTCCTGTACGGCACTGGGGCCAACGGCAAATCGGTGTTCGTCAACACCCTGGCCGACATCCTGGGGGACTACGCAACCAATGCGCCCATGGACACCTTCATGGAGACACGCACCGACCGGCACCCGACCGATATGGCGGGGTTGCGCGGCGCGCGCTTTGTGGCGGCCATCGAAACCGAACAGGGGCGGCGCTGGGCCGAGTCGAAGGTCAAGAGCCTGACTGGGGGCGACAAGATCGCCGCGCGTTTCATGCGCCAGGACTTCTTTGAGTTCTTTCCGCAGTTCAAGCTGTTCGTGGCCGGCAACCACAAGCCAGCCATCCGCAACATCGACGAAGCCATGAAGCGGCGGTTGCACCTGATCCCGTTCACGATCACCGTGCCACCCGAGAAACGCGACAAGCACCTGCAGCAAAAGCTGCTGGCTGAACGCGACGGAATCCTTGCCTGGGCGCTGGAAGGCTGTCTGGCCTGGCAACGGCTGGGGCGGCTCGATCCGCCACAACAGGTCTTGGATGCCACAGACGAGTACTTCGAAGCCGAGGATGCCCTGGGCCGCTGGCTCGATGAGCGCTGCGTGCGCGTAGGTACGGCCAAGTCGCTGACGGCTGAGCTCTTCACGGATTGGAAACAGTGGGCCGAGGCCGCTGGGGAGTTCGTGGGCTCGCAAAAGCGCTTTGCCGACTTGCTACTCACCCGTGGCTTGGAGAAGTGGCGCAACGGTATGGGGCTGCGAGGCTTCCAAGGCATTGGCCTCAAGGCACCGCCCACACCAGCTTACACCCCGTACTCGGACAACTGACCCCATGAAAACCGCGCATCTGACGGATCGGACAGACCTTGTCGAAACCCCTATATCCCGCGCGTCACGCGCACGTGTAGAGAGTTACGTCAAAACCTGTCCGATCCGTCAGACCGAACCAAAAACAAGGACTGACAACATGAATACGACCATCCTCGCCCTCGATCTGGGCACCACAACAGGCTGGGCACTGGCCTGCCGCGACGGCAGCATCACCAGTGGCAGCCAATCCTTCAAACCGCAACGCTTCGAAGGCGGCGGCATGCGCTTCCTTCGGTTCAAGCGCTGGCTCACCGACATCAAGCAGTGCAACGACAGCATCGACCAGGTGGTCTTCGAAGAGGTCCGCCGCCACGTCGGTGTCGACGCTGCACACGCCTACGGCGGCTTCATGGGCCAGTTGACCGCCTGGTGTGAGCACCATCAGATCCCGTACCAAGGCATTCCGGTCGGCACGATCAAGAAGCACGCCACCGGCAAAGGCAACGCCAGCAAGGACGAGATGGTGGCATCCGTCCGTGCACGCGGCCACAGCCCAGCAGACGATAACGAGGCCGACGCCATCGCCTTGCTGTACCTGGCCCGTGAGATGACGCAGGAGGGGGTGTGACATGAAAGTGCCGCAATACCGCTACCGCTGCCCCCTGGGCAATCTGCAGCCGACCACGCCGGATCTGGACGTCGTCAAACGCGAGGGCTGGCGCAACGACCACATCCTGGTGGTGTCGGAAGAAGACGAGCGCCTGGACTGGATCGAACGGCAATTCGTCCGTCGCCTGGGTGAACGCCTCTACGGGGATGGAGGCAAGCGCCATGACTGAGACCCGAACCGAATGGACCGCTGAGGACGTAGCGGCCCGCTTTGCCGAGGCGGCCGAAACCGCACACAAGCTGCCCAGGGTCCGCCCGGGCGGCTACTTCAACCCCTGGATGACGCTGGCTATGCATGTACCCGAGCGCTACCCCGACCCCGATCGGCTGTACCGGCCCATGCCGCCCAGTCCACAAGCGGTGGAGAGGATGCTCGAGACCATGCGCTGGGTGCAGTGGCTGGAGGTGGAGCAGCGGCATCTGGTGTGGATGCGCGCCAACCGCTACGAGTGGCAGCAGATTGGCAGACGCTTTGCCTGTGACCGGAACACGGCGGCGCGGCGGTGGAACAAGGCGATCTCACTTGTTTTGTTGCACCTGAATCACCCACATATCTGCAGGCCCAAAGCCATGAGTCAGGGAGGGTAAGGGTCAGTTACTTTGTCCAAGGTTTCGGGTGTTTGGCCGAAATTCGCACTTGTGAGCATGCAGCATGGTGGCCCATTTGAGCGTACAGTTTCGGCTATGGTCAGGAAAGAAGCGCAAGACGCTGATGCCGTCAAAATTCTGACGCATCCGACGCATATTTGATGGGTCCTTCCGGTCGCCTCCGCTATGCGGGGGGCAACAGCGCGAGATTTCGATAGCGACTGACCTGAAAAACAGGTTACCACCCGGCCAGGTTACCGGCCTGTGGTTACCACCGCCCCTGACAGTTACCACCCCCTGAATACTTCCAACCTGCCCGGCGGCAACGCTCGGCGGGTTTTTCAATTCCATGACGCCCAACCTGCAGATCGAATACCGCCCGATCGATGCGCTGCTGCCCTACGCGCGTAATCCGCGTACGCATTCGCCAGCCCAGATCGCCAAGATCGCGGCCAGCATCGTGGAGTTCGGCTGGACCCAGCCCATCCTGGTCGATGGCGACAACGGGATCATTGCCGGCCATGGTCGCCTGGCAGCGGCGCGCAAACTGGAACTGGTCGAAGTTCCGGTCATCGAGTTGGGCCATCTGAGTCCGGCGCAGAAACGCGCCTACGTGATCGCCGACAACCGCCTGGCTTTGGACGCCGGCTGGGACGATGAACTGCTGGCACTGGAATTGGCGGAGCTGTCCGAAGCAGGATACGACCTGCTGCTGACCGGCTTCGAGGATGACGAGTTGGCCAAGATGCTGGCCGACCTCGGTGACGATGGCGATGCAGCGCCGGAGCAGGATTCGGATCTCGAAGCAGACGATGAGGTCCCCGAGCCACCCAAGCAGCCGATCAGCCGTCCCGGCGATGTCTGGCAACTGGGCCCGCACCGCCTGATCTGCGGCGATGCCAGTGATCCGTCGGTTATCGCTACCCTGATGCAGGGTGAGCAGGCGAGCCTGTGCTTCACGTCGCCGCCCTACGGCAACCAGCGTGACTACACCTCGGGCGGCATCGCTGACTGGGATGGTCTGATGCGTGGCGTGTTCGCCCAGGTGCCCATGGCTCCCGATGGCCAGGTGCTGGTCAATCTCGGACTGATCCACCGCGACAACGAGTTCATCCCGTACTGGGACCAGTGGCTCGCCTGGATGCGCAGCCAAGGCTGGCGGCGCTTTGCCTGGTACGTCTGGGATCAAGGGCCAGGCATGCCTGGTGACTGGCAAGGTCGCCTGGCCCCCAGCTTCGAATTCATCTTCCACTTCAACCGCCAGACCCGCAAACCCAACAAGACCGTGCCCTGCAAGTTCGCCGGCCAGGAAACCCATCTGCGTGCCGATGGCTCATCGACCGCGATGCGTGGCAAGGACGGCCAGGTCAACGGCTGGACTGCAGCAGGTCAGCCCACCCAGGACCACCGCATCCCTGACTCGGTGATCCGGGTCATGCGCCACAAAGGAAAGATCGGCAAGGACATCGACCATCCAGCGGTGTTCCCGGTGACGCTCCCTATAGAGGTCATCGAGACCTACACGAAGAAAGGCGAGATCGTCTTCGAACCCTTTAGCGGCAGCGGCACCACGCTGATGGCCGCCCAGCGTACCGGGCGCATTGGCCGGGCCGTCGAGATCGCACCCGAGTACGTCGATGTGGCGCTGATCCGTTTCCAACAGAACTTCCCCGGCGTGCCGGTCACCTTGGCCGCCACCGGAGAACCCTTTGAGTCCGTTGTCCAGCAACGCAACACCGAGCGCCGACAAGAGAGCGAACATGCAATTGTCTGAACATTTCGAACTGGCCGAGTTTCTGGTCTCAGAGACCGCCGCACGCCGTGGCATTGCCAATGAACCCACGCCGGAGGTTATCGAAAACCTGCGTCGGCTGTGTCAGTTGGTGCTGCAGCCTCTGCGCATCCAGCTCGCTCGCCCGGTGGTCATCACATCTGGGTACCGCTCACCGGCACTGAACCGCGCCGTGGGTGGCAGTAAGACCAGCCACCACATGCAGGGGCGCGCCGCCGATCTCATCGTGCCAAGGCTGCCGCCGCTGGCCGTCTGCCAAACCGCACAGCAGATGAAACTACCCTGCGTGCAGATCATTCACGAGTTCGGTCATTGGGCGCATTTAGCGGTGGCCCTGCCGAGCGAGCGCACCCAATTGCTGACGGCCAAGCTGGCGCAGGGCAAGACGGTTTACGAGCCGGGGTTGGTCCATGTCTGAACCTTGGCTCTCCACCCATATCGAGCGCTGGCCCACCGAAAAGCTGGTGCCCTACGCCCGCAACGCTCGCACCCACTCCGAGGAGCAGGTGGCGCAGATCGCCGCCTCCATCGTCGAGTTCGGTTTCACCAACCCGATCTTGGCCGACTCCGACGGCGTGATCGTCGCAGGACATGGTCGCTTGGCCGCCGCCCGGAAGCTGGGCCTGGACACCGTGCCCGTGGTCGTGCTCGATCACCTGACGCCCACTCAGCGCCGGGCGCTCATCATTGCGGACAACCGCATCGCAGAAAACGCCGGCTGGGACGATGCCATGCTGCGTATCGAGCTGCAGTCGCTGCAGGAGGATGGTTTCAACTTGGACATCACCGGCTTCGATGCCGACGCCCTGGCCGAGATCATGGCCGGCGAGGAGACCACGGTCGATGGCCAGACCGACGATGATGCGGTGCCTGAGGTGCCGGTCACGCCGATCTCCCGTCCAGGGGATGTCTGGGAGCTTGGCAACCACCGCTTGCTGTGTGGCGACGCCACCGACCCAGCGAGTTACGAGGCGCTGATGGCCGATGCCATGTCCGACATGGTGTTCACCGATCCGCCGTACAACGTCGACTACGCCAACAGCGCCAAGGATAAGTTGCGCGGCAAGGACCGCCCGATCCTGAACGACAACCTGGGCGATGGCTTCTACGACTTCCTGTTGGCCGCGCTGACTCCGATGTTGGCGCGATGCGCTGGCGCCACTTACATCGCCATGTCCTCCAGCGAGCTGGACACGCTGCAGCAAGCTTTCCGGGCTGCCGGCGGCAAGTGGTCGACCTTCATCATCTGGGCCAAGAACACCTTCACGCTGGGCCGTGCCGACTACCAGCGCCAATATGAACCCATCCTCTACGGCTGGCCCGAGGGGCAAAACCGCCACTGGTGTGGTGACCGCGACCAGGGCGATGTCTGGAACATCAAGAAGCCGCAGAAGAACGATCTGCACCCGACCATGAAGCCGGTGGAACTGGTCGAGCGGGCCATCCGCAATTCCAGCCGACCAGGAGATACCGTGCTTGATCCCTTCGGCGGCTCTGGGACAACCCTGATCGCCGCAGAAAAGTCCGGCCGCATCGGCTGGCTGATCGAACTCGATCCCAAGTACGTGGACGTGATCGTGCGCCGATGGCAGGACTGGAGTGGGCAGGAGGCTTGCCGGGAAGCCGATGCGGTCAAGTTCAATGACCTGGCGGCAGCGGAAGGCATGTCGACCCCAGCAGATTCAGCGGCGGCCAACGCATGAAACAGTCGCGCCTGATGTCTCTGGTGGAGTCGCTGGTCAATGTGCTGGTCGGGTATGGCGTGGCAGTGGCCACGCAGATGGTGGTCTTCCCGATATTTGATCTCGCCGTGACCGTCACGGAGAATCTGTTGATCGGCCTGATCTTCACGGTCGTGTCGATCGTGCGCAGCTACGCACTGCGCCGGGGCTTCGAAGCCCTGCGGGTGCGTCAATCCGCAATCGCCTCTTCCACGATCTCGCAGTGAATCACGAATCCGGTGAGGTAAGGCAGCCCCTTGGGGATGCCGTACTGCTTGCTGGTTTGGCGACCGATGGTCCAGCCCATCCAGCGTTGGGTGGCGGCGTGGATTGCGTCCTTCAGGTTGGCGCCGGCGTGCAGTTCGTTCAGGACGTCGTCCGCAAAGTGCCGACCGTGGCGGCTGTCGAGAAAGGTGCGGACAGATTCGTGGGGCTGGTAGGTGGCGTCTGAGATCGCGGTCAGCGCGATCGGCCAGGCGGCTTCTGCCCGTTCATTCATCGTTCCCCAAAAGCCCCAGGCATCGTTCTGGGTTGCGGGAATTTTTGCTTGCTGGGTGGTGGTCATCGTGGGCTCCGTGTCTGTGTTGGCGATGACTCCATTCACGCGCTGTTCGATACGAAAGCCAAGGCTTTCTCGATCATTCTTGGATGCCGTGATCATTTTGCGACGCTGGCCAATTCGGCCTGTGCGTTGGCCATCAGGTCCAGGCGCAGGTTGGGGGTGATGTTGCAGGCCAGGGCGTTGAGCGTCCAGTTCATCACCTGCGATTTGTCCTGGGGCGTCTCGGCGGCATCGAGCCGCTCGATGTAGTGGTCCAATTCCCGCAGGCTGCGTTCCAGGGTGGAGCGGGCGGTCAGCAAGGCATCTTTGGCCTTTTGTTCAGCCATCTGGCGCATCAGGGTGTCGAGGTCGAGGGTCATGGTGGGGCTCCGTTCAATCGTTTTGCGATGACCCCATTGACGCGCTGTTCAATCAGAAAGCCAAGGCTTCATCCGTAGAGGATGCACAGTGTGGCGGCAGAGCCACTACCCCAGACGGGCGACGTAGCGCGCGTAGTCTCCGCCGGACGGATCGACATACAGATACGGGCGACCTGGCGCGTGGACTTCGACGCACAGGCATCCCTGACCCACATACCCGCCCTTGCCGGCCAGCCAGTCGCGTGAGACCAGCAGGTTGGCGGCAAAGCCGTCGAACTCTTCGGGCGTCATGGTCCGTGTCTCGGTGACATAGACCACGTAGTCGCCGCTGGCGCTCATGTCTTTCAAGTCCGCTGGCTTGCGGGCAAAGGGTAGGCGAATACCGAGTTGCTCGACCTGGATTGCCTGCCCCTCCCACTGGAGGGTCATGGGCGTGCGTTCAATGGTGATGGACATGCTGAGCATGGCGGGCCTTTCTGGTTGAGTCGGTTCGGTACTTGGAGTGGCGTTCATGCGACCTCCGCTTCGCTGGCGGTCGATTCGGTCTGGGCCGCTATGCGATACACGCGCTGACCACCGGCCTCCTTGCTGGAATTGATGGTCAGGCCCAGGCGTTTCTTGAGCGTGCCCGCGAGGGTGCCGCGTACCGTGTGCTGTTGCCACCCCGTGGCCTCCATGATCTGCGCGATCGTGGCGCCCTCGGGGCGCTGCAGCAGACCAATGACCAGCGCTTGCTTGCTGTCCGCGCGGGTGCGAAGGGGCTTCTGTTTGGCAGGGGCCTGCCAAGTCGCCTCGGCGCTCTCAACGGCGGCCTCCAGTGCCGGATCGTCAAGCGTGATGGTCGGTGGCAATGCGCCCGGCCGGGGCAGGCCCAGGGCGTCGTAGCCCTCGGCAGCGACCACCCAGTCATCGCCGTCGGGCGTGATCAGGGTGCGTTTGAACAGACCCTCGAGCACCTTGGCGCGGGCGCCGCCCTTGATGTGCTCCGGGAACCAGGCGATCTTGCCGGCGTTGTCTTGCACGGCGCGCTCCAGGATGGTCTGTTGGTTGGGGTTGAGTGTCGTTGCCATGGCTGCCTCACGCTTGCAGGGCGGCGGCGCTGCCGTTGGTGGGATTTGTTCCGTTGGCCTTGCGGCTGCGATGCACCGGCTGCTTTGGGGTACCTCCCGCTGCCCGCAGGCCGGCGTCAAACGCAGCTTGCAAGGCGCTCTTGACGCCCCAAACGCTGACGTCGTGGAAGTCCAGGCTGTCGCGGTGGCGGGTCTGCAGGGTTTCGATGAACAGGTGATCGAGGGCAATCGATTCGAACAACAGTTCGATCTCGTCGGGGGACAGTGCGGTGGGGGACATCTTCTTGGCCATTGGGGGCTCCTTGGTGGTGGGTTGCTTGTCAATCGACATCCGCATTCACGCGCTGTGCGCCACAGAAGCCAAGCGCTTTTTAATCCCGGGTGATTCACTCGCCTTTGCCTGACCAACCGCATCCAGGAGGCCACCCACACTTGCACTGAGTCGATCTACACATGGGACTGTCCATTCGCGCCTACGCGCGCCACCGAGGCGTGTCGCACGTGGCCGTCAAGAAGGCCATCGACACGGGGCGCATCACGCCTTTGCCGGATGGCACGATCGATCCGTTGGCGGCCGATGCCCAGTGGGCGGCCAACACCACGCCGACCAGGCGGTCAGTAGCGGCCGAGCCCCAAGAGGCGCCGCAGACTGCCGCAGCAGCAGTCCGCACGATTCCGCAAGCATCCGCATCTGCCAGCAGCCGTCCGCAGCGTGATGTCGCTGAACCACCGACGCCGGCGCTCTCTACCGGCGGTACGTCGCTGTTGCAGGCGCGCACCGTCAACGAAGTCGTCAAGGCGCAGACCAACAAGGTTCGCCTGGCTCGCCTCAAAGGCGAACTGGTTGATCGCTCGCAGGCTGTGGCCCACGTGTTCAAGCTGGCCCGTGCCGAGCGGGATGCCTGGCTCAACTGGCCGGCGCGCATCTCGGCGCAGATGGCCGCTGGCCTGAACGTCGATCCCCATGTGCTGCACGTCGCGCTGGACGCCGCCGTACGCCAACAGCTGCAGGACCTGGGCGACTTGCAGCCGAAGGTCGACTGATGGGTGGACTGACCATGGATGAGTCGTTTTACGAAGGCTGGGACGCGATCGAGCGCGCCTGGCGCGAAGGCCTCACGCCCGATCCGCTGCTCACGGTGTCTGAGTGGGCTGACGAACACCGGGTGCTCTCCAGCAAGGCGGCCTCCGAGCCGGGGCGCTGGCGCACCAATCGCACGCCTTACCTGCGCGAGATCATGGATTGCTTGTCGCCCATGTCGCCGATCGAGCGGGTGGTGTTCATGAAGGGGGCACAGGTCGGCGGCACCGAACTGGGCCTGAACTGGGTGGGCTATGTGATCCACCACGCCCCGGGGCCGATGATGGCGGTGTGGCCGACCGTGGAGATGGCCAAGCGGGCCTCGAAGCAGCGCATCGACGCGCTGATTGAAGAAAGCCCGGCCATCCAGGAGCGGATCGCGCCGGCACGCAGCCGGGACTCGGGCAACACCATCCTGGCCAAGGAGTTCCATGGCGGGGTGCTGGTGATGACCGGCGCCAACAGCGCGGTCGGCCTTCGCTCGATGCCTGTGCGCTACCTGTTCCTGGACGAGGTCGACGGCTACCCGCTGGATGTGGAAGGCGAAGGCGATGCGATTTCGCTGGCCGAGGCGCGCACCCGCACCTTTGCCCGACGCAAGATCCTGATCGTCTCGACGCCAACCATTGCCGGGGCGAGCGCGGTCGACCGGGAGTTCGAAGCCTCGGACCAGCGCCGCTACTTCGTGCCGTGCCCGCACTGCGCACACCGTCAGTGGCTGCGCTTCGAGCAACTGCGCTGGGAGAGCGGACAGCCGGAAACAGCGGCCTACATCTGCGAAGGCTGTGCCGAACCCATCGCCGAGCACCACAAGACATGGATGCTGGAAAACGGCCAGTGGCAGGCCTGCGCGCCAGAGAACGCCGGTCGCACGGCAGGTTTCCATCTCTCCAGCCTCTACAGCCCGGTCGGTTGGCGCAGCTGGATCGAGATTGCCCGAGCCTGGGAGTCGGCAGCGATGTCCGACACGCGTTCGGCTTCGGCCATCAAGACCTTCAAGAACACCGAACTGGGTGAGACCTGGGTCGAGGAGGGCGAAGCGCCGGATTGGCAGCGTCTGCTGGAGCGGCGGGAGGATTACCGCGTCGGCACCGTGCCCACGGGCGGCTTGCTGCTCACGGCTGGCGCCGACGTCCAGAAAGATCGGATCGAAGTCTCGGTCTGGGCCTTTGGGCGGGGCAAGGCGGCGTGGCTGGTGGAGCACCGGGTGCTGATGGGCGACACCGCCAGAACCGATGTGTGGTCAGCCTTGGCCCAGCTGATGGGTGAAACCTGGACCCACAGCAGTGGTTGCCAGCTGAGCTTGGCGCGTATCGCTCTCGATACCGGCTACGCCACCCAGGAGGCCTATGCCTTCGTGCGCAGCGTGCGCGATGCCCGACTCATGCCCATCAAGGGCATTTCCGGGGGCGCGGCGCTGATCGGCACACCCACGGCAGTGGATGCCACCGCCAGTGGCAAAAAGCTGCGCCGTGGGATCAAGGTGTTCCCAGTGGCAGGCGGCATTGCCAAGCTGGAGTTCTACAACAACCTTCGCAAGAGTGCGGAGGTGGCCGAGGACGGCGTGACGACCATCTACCCGGCGGGCTACGTGCATCTGCCCAAGGTCGACGCCGAATACTTGCAGCAACTCTGCGCCGAGCAGTTGATAAACCGGCGCGATCGCAACGGCTTCGCCCACCGCGAGTGGCAAAAGATGCGTGAGCGCAATGAAGCGCTCGACTGTTACGTCTACGCCCGAGCCGCTGCGGCAGCGGCAGGCCTGGACCGGTTCGAGGACCGCCACTGGCAAGAACTGGGAAAACAGCTCGGTGTCGGTCCACCGACCGATGCTGTCCCTACTAACACCCCCGAGGCCCCCCGAGAACAACGGTTCGACGGTGGCCTCAGCACTTCTGGCAGCACCCCGGCGCCCGCACGGCGTGTGGTGCGCAGCCGATGGATGACCTGAACATGACCTACACCCCCGAACACCTGCAGGCCCTGCGCGAAGCACTGGCCAGCGGCGAGCACCGCGTGACCTACGAGGGCAAGAGCATCGAATACCGCAGCGTGGCCGATCTCAAAGCCGCGATTGCCGAGGTCGAAGCCACCCTTGCGCGTGAATCCGGCGCACCGAAGTCACGCCAGATCCGCGTGACCACGAACAAGGCGCTCTGATGACTTGGCTCAAAAACCTTCGTCGCCGAATGTTCGGAGGAACGCCCGTCTACGACGGCGTTGGCGGTGGTCGCCGGGCCTTGGCCTGGATGCCGGGCAACCCAGGCGCGGTGGCTGCGTTGTCGCTGGCTCAAGATGAACTGCGCGCCAAGAGCCGGGATCTGGTGCGGCGCAACGCATGGGCCGCTGCTGGCATCGAAGCCTTCGTGGCCAATGCCATCGGTACGGGCATCAAGCCACAGAGCATGGTGCAAGACCAGGCTATCCGCGAAGCCATTCACTGCCTGTGGTGGGATTGGTGCGAGCAGGCGGATGCCGCAGGGCTCACCGACTTCTATGGACTGCAGGCCTTGGCCACGCGGGCCATGCTAGAAGGCGGTGAAGCGCTGGTCCGGCTGCGCTACCGCCGCACCGAGGATGGTCTGCCGGTGGCATTGCAGATCCAGGTGCTGGAGGCCGAACACCTGCCTACTACCATGAACCAGGATATTCCTGGCGGCAACGTCATTCGCGCCGGTATTGAGTTTGACCGCTTGGGTCGCCGGGTGGCGTACCACCTGTACCGCTCGCACCCCAACGACGGGCTGTTGGCACCGATGTCCAGCAACGCAGGCGGCGGAATGGACGCCGTGCGGGTGGATGCCAGTGAAGTGATCCACCTGTTCCGCCCGCTGCGTCCCGGTCAGATTCGGGGCGAGCCGTGGCTGACGCGGGCACTGGTCAAGCTCAATGAACTCGACCAGTACGACGACGCCGAGCTGGTGCGCAAAAAGACGGCGGCCATGTTCGCTGGCTTCATCACCCGCATGGCCCCCGAAGACAACCTGATGGGCGAGTCGGCAGCGGATGCCAATGGCGTGGCACTCGCGGGCATGGAGCCCGGCACGCTGCAGATCCTGGAGCCGGGGGAGGACATCAAGTTCTCGGCGCCGGCGGATGTCGGTTCGTCCTACGCCGAATTCATGCGTCAGCAGTTTCGGGCAGTGGCTGCGGCCATGGGAATCACCTACGAGATGCTCACCGGGGACCTGACTCAGGTGAACTACTCCTCCATCCGGGCGGGCCTGCTGGAGTTCCGTCGCCGCTGCGAAGCCTTGCAGCACGGCGTGATCGTGCACCAACTGTGCCGCCCGATCTGGCGTGCCTGGATGGACCAGGCCGTGCTCGAAGGTGTCCTCGACTTACCCACCTACCGAAAAAGCCAACGCCAATACCAAGCCGCCAAGTGGATCCCACAGGGCTGGAAATGGGTGGACCCGCAGAAGGAATACAACGCCATGAAGTTGGCGATTCGCGCGGGCCTCATGAGCCGGTCGGAAGCGATCTCCGGTAATGGCTACGACGCTGAGGACGTGGATCGTGAGATTGCCGCTGACAACGCCCGAGCCGATGCCTTGGGTTTGGTCTTCGATTCGGATCCCCGTTACGACCAACCCCTGACGACTCCTTCACCACCGGCCAGCGATGCCACGCTGTCCGATCTCTCAACTGATACTTCTCTGGAGTAGTTCATGCTGCCTCACCTCGCTTCCCGCCTGTTCGGGACGCCCTTGCTCGTCCATCGCGCCAAACTCGATGTCATTCTGGCGGTGATGGGCGAGCGCTTAGGCGTCGCGCCTCCATTGGCGGATCTGGCCTTGCCGGTACCGAAGTCGGCTACCACCGCTCCAACGGGGATTGCCGTCATTCCCATTCTGGGAACGCTCGTCAAGCGCTCACTCGGCATGGAAGCCGCCTCAGGCCTGACGTCCTATAGCGAGATCGCCGCGATGCTGGATGCGGCCGTCGCCGATCCCATGGTCAGCGGCATCCTGCTCGACATAGATTCCCCCGGTGGTGAAGCCTCGGGCAGTTTCGAGTTGGCCCGCCGCGTGCGCGAGGCAGCCGCCATCAAGCCCATCTGGGCAGTGGCCAACGATGCGGCGTATTCAGCCGCCTATGCGATTGCTGCCAGTGCCCAACGTCTGTTCGTCACCGAAACCGGTGGCGTCGGTTCGATCGGGGTCATTGCGCTGCATATTGACCAGTCGATCAAGGACGCCAACGACGGCTACCGCTACACCGCCATCACCGCTGGCGCGCACAAGAACGACTACTCGCCGCACGAACCCTTGTCGGATGCAGCCAAGTCGGAACTGCAAAGTGAAGTCGACCGGCTCTACGCGATCTTCACTGAACATGTCGCGGCCATGCGCGGGCTGGATCTCGATGCCGTGCGTGCGACCGAGGCTGGACTGTTCTTCGGCGCGAATGCCGTGGTCCAGGGGCTTGCCGATGGTATCCAAACCCTGGACGCCACCCTGACCGAATTTCAGTTGTTTCTCAACGCCCCTAAAAACGCCCTGACCCAGTCGCCGTCTCAGGCGCGGGGCGTCTTCCGTACTGAGACGGCTAATCCTAAAAAGGATCTGAACATGAGTGAAGAACAAACCATCGATATTCCCGGTGGCGACGAAGCTGCTGCGCAACTGGCGCAAGCCGTGGCCGATGCCAAACGTGATGTCACCCAAACCGCGCAGGCCATCGCTGAAGTTTGCATGCTCGCCGGTTGTCCTGAGCGTGCCGCTGAATTCATCGCGGCGGGCAAGTCGCAGTCCGAGGTGCGCCGCGTGCTGATCGATGCGCGTGCCGCCGACGCTGAGGCCACCGCGATTCGCTCGACCATCACCGCCGAGGCGGGTACCGCCTTACCCAGTCACGCCGAAGCTTCGCCGATCGTCGCCGCCGTCAAGAAACTCACTGGCACCGCCTAAGAAAGGAATACCCCATGTCTGTCATCACCCAAGTCTTTGATCTCGCCGACCTGCTGCGTTTCGAGGGCGAGAACCGCTATTCCCGTGAACGCGCCACCCTCGCAGCGGGCCACAACCTGATGCTTGGCTCCGTGGTTGCCACCGATACGGCCACTGGCAAGATCGCCCCGCTCGATCCGGCCGACACCGGCTCGCTTGCTGACGCCACGGGTGTGCTGCTCAACGATTGCGATGCCAATGCTGCTGACAACCCCGACGCCCTGGTGGTGGTCCGCCACGCCATCGTCTTGCGCGATGCGCTGATCTGGCCGCCGGCTATCACTGCGGAGCAGAAGGCGGCCGCCATTGCCCAACTGCGCGCACTGGGTATTCTGGTTCGCGACACTGTTTGAACACTCACTACCTCGCCACCGTTCCAACTTTCTTCCGTCATCCCTTCGGCCCGCCAGTTATTCCGCGGGCCGTTCCTTTTATTGGAGCCCTCTCATGCAAAACCCTTTCCAGAATCCCGGGTTCTCGATGGCCAGCCTCACGGCGGCCATCAACCTCATCCCCAACCGCTATGGTCGACTGGAGGAACTGAATCTGTTCCCGGCCAAGCCCGTGCGCACCCGCTCGGTGGTGATCGAATCGCGCAATGGCACCTTAAACCTGCTGCCCAGCCTGCCGGTGGGCAGTGCCGCGACGCAGAACAAGCACGACAAGCGTCAACTGCACTCCTTCGTGATCCCGCACATTCCGCTGGAAGACGTGGTACTGCCCGAGGAAATCCAGGGTGTACGCGCCTTTGGCTCTGAGACCGAAATGGAAACGGTAGCCCAGGTGCTGGCCCAGCATCTGGAGTCGATGCGCAACAAGCACGCCATCACCCTGGAGCACCTGCGCATGGGTGCCTTGAAGGGCGTGATTCTGGACGCCGATGGCAGCGTGCTGCACGATCTCTTCGACGTCTTCAAGCTCAATCCCACCACCGTTAACTTCCAGCTCAATGCTGACGGCACC